TATATATTAATTTTTTAGGTGCTATATTTTCAGATACTTTTGCAAAATCTACATCTAAATTATTAGAATCATCATTATCTAATGTAAGATATGATGTAGATGCTGTTGCTGTAAATGTAGTATCTAGTATATTACCATCTCCAAAATCAGATACAGTTAAAGTAGTATTTAAATTTTGTGTGCCTGCAGCAGATGTTCCCACTTGTACTTTTAAACTAGATCCTCCTGAAGAACTGTCTATAAGTCTAATCTGTACTCTATATGTTTTATTTTTTATTGTTGATAATGTAGCATATGCCGCTGCTGCATTTAATCTTAGTCTGCCATTACCACCAGAGTTATACGTAGGACTTCCTGATGATGTTGTCCAACCAGTTATGCTACTATCAAATGTTGGATTAGTAACTAACTCAGTAGGCACTAAATAAAATGAATCGTAATCTACTGATCTATAATCTGTAGGTAGTGTATATTCTTTTTGACCTGCATAAGTTACTTGTGTTTTATCACTATGTAACCAAGGCCATTCTAATTCTGAAGCATATACATCTCGTATTGCCTTGTTAACAACATCTTTAACTGTAGTTTGTATGCCACTGCTATTACTAAAAGTAGCTGATGTTAGTTGTACTTCGTTAAGTTCTGCTAATACTGAGTTTGTTAATGCTAAATAATTCATTATTTATTCTCTAATAATTTTAATATTTTATCTATTTTTTTATCTTGATCATCTAATCTTAAATTAATACTATCATCTTTATTAATTTTTTTAGGACTGTTATCATACATAGGAGTAAGTTTCTGTCCTGTAGATGCTGTTGTAGTTTTTCTTAAATCTATTGTACTCATAAATTCCTTTATAAAAGAAGGGAGCCATAAGGCTCCCCTCTAATTAACAATTAAGCATTGTTTGCTGTTTCGTAAATGCCAGATACATCACACATAAGTGCAAATACTCTAACTTTACCTGCAGAAGAATCTGCACCTGCGACTAGTAAGTCGATAGTGTCAGCACTTGCAATAATTGGTCTTGCAGTAGCTGTTAGTACAGAGTATCCTGTTGCGTTAGCATCTCCGTCAACAAATACATCAACGTCTCCACCAGTAATACCAAAGTCCATAGTTGCACTACTAGATAGTGCAGTAAGAACTTCAATACCAGCATGTAGAACTAAAGTTTCAGCAGGAACATCGAGTACTTGTAATACGTCTCCGTTTGTTGTTCCAGCAGAACTATTAATTTTTGATATATCAATTGTATTTTCCACTAGGTAAGGAGTTCTTACACCAGGGTTTTTTCTTGAAGGTACACTAGTTGAACTAGAATTACCTGTTACATCGTAAGTAGCCATGATATTATTCCTTTCCTATTAATCAATTAAAAGATATTGAGCAATAAGACCTTCCGATCTTAATACTTTTCTACCAAACACATGTAATCCTCTAACAACGTCTGCAAAAGAATCTTGGTCTCTCACTACTTCAATTTTTGCAATGTGATTAGCAGTTGCAGTTGAAGACATGTGACCAGACATGCATAAGAAAACGTTAGACGTACTTGCGGCAGCAAAGTTATTTGTCATATACAAGCTCATGTTATTGATTTTTCCTTGGTATACTTTACCATTTCTTAATGGTGTAGCAGCACCAGAAGTATCAGCCATTAGCTTGTTATTTGCTTTGCCTAGTTCTTCGTAGAACTCAGGTCCAGCTAGGAACCATCTGTTCTCTTCAGGAACATCAGCCGAGTTTAGTCTTTTAGAGTGATTAGCTATAACGTTTACTGGATCAGTTTCAGGAGTACCTGATAAAGATAATCCTTCCGCATAAGTTCCAACGTCTACGTTACCAGATCCATCTGAACCAACAGTTGTTCCAGCACCAGCTACCATTGCAGCTATAACATTTTTGTCATAAGCATTTTTTAGAGCATATGCACCAGAAGAAGTTGCAACAGACTCAAAATTTACATGAGAGTGTCTTTCTTCAATGTCATCTACTTTAAAAGCAAAAGCATTGGCTTGGTCAACAATTAGTTGTAGTTGATCGTCAGCTAAGTTTTGTGTGTTGATTAATGCACCACGAGTGTACGCAGCTACAGTAACCGTAGGTTCTTTGATAATATTTACCGTATCGCCATAAGCCTCAATTTCTCCAGCGTAGTCGGTGTTTGTAATGTCTTCAACAACCGAAGCAGTTCTGAAAAACTTTTGAACCTTTTGACTATAAATAGCAGGTATGAAATTATCGCCTGGCAGGTTGTTATACCCACTTGATCTTGATATTGCCATATTATTCTCCTTTATAGCGTTAAGTTAAGTTTTTAGTTTATGCTTTTATACGACCTTCTCTTCTAGCTAACATAATATCTTTTTCATGTTTTTCAAATTGGCCAGGTTTTAACTTGCTAATTTCTGCAACACTCCAAATTTTCTTTTCAGTTACACTTATTTGATTACCTTTTTTTGTACTGGTTACTGCTTTTGCGGCTTCCTTCTTTACTTCTGCAGGTTTACTTTTTTTAGTAGAAGTAATACCAGCATCCATTTTATAAAGATCTATAGCTCTTGCAGCTAAATCAGCGTTGTCTGTGTTATCATACAACCATCCTTGAATTGTTGGATCTTGAACTTGTGCCCATTCATGAAATTGGTCAGTAGCTCTGATCTCTTGAAAATCAGGATGTCTTTTTAGTAATTCAACTTCAGCTTTTTCTTTAGAAATTTGCGATTGCTGTTCCTGTAAAAACTG